AATGTCGCAGTCATGTTCTGGGTGAGAGTGACCTCGCTGGACGAGCCAGCGAAGAGGAAGCCGAGCGTGGACAGCAGCTGGATGCGCTGATACGCCGGCAGAATGGTGTCGTTCAGGCGAGAGAGGCCGACGTCACGCAGATCGTTGACCGCTTGCTGCCATGACGGAGTAAACGGCTCCAGGGCGCGGAGGCGCTGGTCGAGCACCTCCATCGCCAAGTTCAAACGATCTGCCGTGAAGTCTTCATCCTCGCTGAATACCAGCTCAGGATAGTTGCTTGACATCGGCAACCACCCCCGCAGCCGTCATCGCATCGAAGATGGTCTTATCGACGATGTGATGATCCCTCGGCAGGTAATTGAAGTCTTGCCAGGTGAACCGCCCGTTGAGCTTCACGTCGTAATAGACGGTCTCCGGAGCGGGCGCAGCCGGCGGTACCGCGACCACCTCAGGGGTGGCCGCGCTCGTGTTGTCGGTCATGTTGTGGTTGTCCTTCTCGCCTTAGACGGCGTAGTCCTTCTGCCAGCCGACGTGGAACACACGCTGGTTGGTCGAGGTATCGAGACGGGTCAGCTTCCGGAACTGCGTGATCGCCGCGCCGAGGTTGAACACGTAGGTTCGCTCGTAGGCACCGTCGACCGGATCGATCCAGGTGGTGACCGAAGACGGCGAGACCTGCGTTCCGAAGCCAGCGCCCGTGAGCAGTTTGCAGCTCGCGGTGTGGTAGACCGGATCGAAGTACTCGTAGCGCTCGATCACGCGGATCTGCGTGGAGGCCGCCGGCAGCGTGCGCGTCGTGGAGACGTGCTGCGCATAGACGTCCGGGCGGGACACGAAGACCGAGCTGTCGGCGAGGTTGATCGCCGGCATACAGTCGACCGAGCCCATGAAGACCGCGCGCAGCGGCAGCAGCGGCGGGATCGTGCCGCCCTGACCGAGCATGTACTTGTCCACGTCGAGGAAGTTGTACCAGGTCGATCCGACCTGGATCTCATACGTGAGCGAAGTGCCGTCCGGGATGACCGTGCCGGTGAGCAGGTCGATCGCGAGGATGCCGCCGGCCAGCTGCAACGGGTTCAAGTTGATGACCGCACGGGCCGTGTTGAACTTGCAGCGATAGAGCCGCATCCAGAGGTCCTTGAACGCATCGCCTTGGGCGTATGCGCCATCGAGCACGTAGAAGAACGTGCCGGACGTGAACTGCTGGCCCGGGACCGTGGCGACCCAGTGGTCGGCAGCCGTGGTCACGACAACAGCGTAGCGCTTACCGGCCTGGAGGAAGGTCGGCTGGAACGTGACGACCGTCTCGCCGCCCTGAACGAGCTGCTCGCGGAGCAGCGTGGTCTGAGCGATGACCGCCTTCGTGTTCGGCAGACCGTAATCGGAGACCTCGCAGATCGCGAAGTGACACGAACCGGACGCCGCCAGACGGGTGAACCAGACGCCGACAGCGTCGAGCCACATGTTCTGGCCCTGGAGCCAGGTCTCAGCGATCTGAGTGCCCAGCACCGTGTTCGTGGTGATCACCTTCTCCCAATAGGGTTCTTGCCAGGTGTCGATCCAGATCTGTCGCAGACGGATGAATGCGTGGTACGGCGTGGCCTCCGGGTTCTCAACCTCGTAGGTCTGGCCGTCGCGGAAGAACAGGCCGGCGCCGTTGTAGGTACCGGTCTGCCAGAACAGGCTGTTGGTACAGACGTAGAACTCGTCGCCGTAGCGGATGCGCTGCTTCGACATCATCTTCTGGACCATGTCGAAGGACTGCACCGAGTAGGCTGCAACCTGCAGCTCGCCCGTGATGCCGCCCGACTGGAGCCATGCCTCCCGGGTGTAGGCCGGGAACATGATGCCGTTCTTGATGGTCGCGCTCGGATCGAGCGGGTTGAAGATCTGAAGCGCCGCAGCGCCTTCGGCCGCCGAAGGCATTCGGATGCCCTCTTCGCACTTCACGTGCGAGAGCGGGTCGGCCAGCAGCGTCTTCGACGTGTCGAGGAAGAAGTTCGCGTCCGAGTCGATCGCGTTGTAGACAACGCCGTTCTTGGACTCGAGCACCGCCAGACGGGTCAGGGTGCGACCCATGGTGGCCGCATCGACGTCACCGCGAGAGCCAGCTTCCTTGAGCGCGGCGATGTCCGACGCCAGCGTCTTGATCTGGAGACCGGCGGTCTCTTCGAACACTTCGAGGTCGTCGATGCGCTGCTCGTGGCCTTGCACGCTCGGCAACTGGTTGTCGACGATCATGGTGACCGTGTCGACACCGGTCGGCGTCAGCACGACGTTGGCGATGACAGTGTAACCGGCGTCGACCAGCGGGGCGGTCGGGTCCGGCGCCTCGGTGCCGAGCACCACGTTCAGGTTTGCAACGCGGGCGTGAACCAGCGGCACAGCCTGCGGCTCGGCCTGACGGGTCTCGGCGTTGATCAGGAACTGGCGCGGGCGGACGTCGGTGTCCGACTCCTGGCCCCAGGTCACGACCGAAGCGATGCGCTTGCCGGCGACCGGCAGCTGGGTGATGAAGTCCTTGCTCCAAGCGGTCGAGGCTGACGCATAGACCTTACCAGCCGAATAGAGACGGCCTGGAAGCACCGAGATCTGGGTTACAGCCGACTTGGTCACACCGAAGCCGGTGTACTTGGTCAGGTCGCTGATGCCGTCGAGGACGACATGGTCGAGCGAAGCTTCGGCGAAATCCTGCAACCGCGTGAAGTCGGTCGGATCATCGTCGATGTTCGCATGGAAGATGATTTTGTTTTCCACTGTTTTCTCCTGGGGGCCGCCGTCAAGCGACCTTCTTGATTTCGCCGAGCTTGAAGGTCCCCAGCCGACGCCGTTCCTTGAGGCGCACGACGCGGTAATTGACCGTGTCGACGAGGACGGTGTCGCGGAGGGGCTTGGCGGCGACGATCGCCCCGCAGGCGTCGTCGAGTTTCGACATGTCGGTGGGAACGCGGAAGCCATTGCGGAAACGGCCACCGAAGCCCTGTGCCGGCGAGCGTTTCAGCGGAACGCTGACTCTTGCCTGCGCCGTGTAGGCCGGGATGCCGTATCGCATGTGACCGCGATAAGACTTGGCGGACAGACCTGCGGGCAGGTCGTCCTTGCTGTGCAGCGAGATGCGGTCGTAGACCCAGTGGGCCGCGTCCGTCTCGCAGCGGAAGTTCTTGCCGCGCCACGATCCGTTGTAATCGTGGAAGTGCTGGGCCGGATAAGCCGTATGCTCTTCCGAAATCTGGACCGGCTTGACATCCTGAGGCGTGAGGCCCGGCGTCACCGAGATCAGATCGGACGCAGCTTGGTTGAGCCGCACCGTGACGATGTTGTCCGTCGCGTCAGTAGGTTCGTAGAACTTGTGACCGCGGAAACCATCGGTGTGATAGTCGCGGTTCGACACCGATCCGAACGAGACCCGCTCGACGGCCTGTCCGCCGATTTCGGTCATCGCTTCGAGCTTCACGATGGCTTCGACGCCGTCCTTGTAGATCGACGCCTTGCGTCCGTAGAGCTGCGGAGCGAGGCTCTTCTCCCGGAAATTTTCGTTCCGGAAGTAATTAACCGGCATCCGAAACTGGCGCGGGCCGGCAGGATCGCGGATCACGTAAGGATACATGCGGATCTGCGGCAGCTTCACCAGCCACGACATGAACTCTTCGTTCGTCATCGCCGGGATGCGGTAGCCGCGCGCAGGAGGAACGATCAGGTCGTTCAGCGCGCAGTCCACCATGTCGAGGTAGGTCGAGACACCAAGCTTGGTGCCCTTCAACCGGTGATGCGTGATCGCATCAGCGACGGCCTTGCGCTTCTTGGCCTCGCCCCAATTCGGATCCCAGAGGTCAACCGAAAAGGACCAGGCCAGATACGGCAGGTCGTCGATGTGGCATCGGTAAGGATCCCACAGCCGCCGGATGCGATCGGTATCCAGAGCAAGCAGCCGCTCGACCTCAGAGGCGAGCGTGCGCTCATAGACCGTCGCGTTCGGCGGCAGGATGTTGTCCATCAGGCGCTCGGCCATGGATTATTCCTCGCGAAAGCTGGAGACGCTCACGCTGGCGGATTCAATCCAGACGACCGAGTCGGGTCCGACGTTGATATCATCGAAATCGAGTTCGACGTTCTGCACGCCCTCTTGGTTGAGAGCCGCGAGGATCGCGGATCGCTTCAGATCGCGACCGATCATTGAGACCCGGGTGCGGAGACTTTGCAGCGCCTTGTTGATATCTGCGACGACCAACGAGGCGTCTGGGCCAGGATAGAGCGTGATTTTTCCTTCGATGTCCGCCGGGATCTTGACGACCGG